AGACATCGTTGCAATCTCATGTGCCAGCTTGGCTTTCATGTCAGAGTCAGGAATTACTTTATCTAAGATCCCTGTAACTGGTCCTATTAAGCTAGATAATAAACTCATTTTTCCATCGCCCTTTCGTCGTAAGAAACAGAAGCTTTTTTGTTGTCTGCTTTTGCAGAGTAGGCGTTGAAGCCCATAAAAGCAGCAACAACTCCGCTGGCCGCAATGACGTATACACTAGCTATATCTGTTATAAGAGAAGCCGCTTTGTCAAATCCCAGCACAGACGCCAACAGGATAATAAACGGGTAAATCAACATTCCTGCTAGTGCGAACCCTGTATAGCGCCGTTCAGCGTTCCGCTTCAGGTCTTCGTCATCTATACGCTTTCGCCTGTCATCTAACTCAAGCAAAGCCCATTCATTTCTTTCGATGGCCCCGCTGTTATTTACATCCGCCCGTGTAAATTCATCCATTACCTATTACTCCCTGCCCACAATGCCGCGCCCCAAATCAGACCGCCTGTACCCACCGCAATCAAAAGCCCAATAGAAACTATAGAAAGAATCCAAAAAATCTTGTCGCGTTTATCAGCTTGTTCTTCCAACGCAAGTTTGTGTCTTTTTCTTGCCTGTGCTGTTTCGTGAACAACCATATCCCATAATCCCGGTTCCGCAGTGGGGCCGCTTCTGCACAACGACCGTAGTTCCTCTAAGGCTTTCTTATGCGCCATACGTGCAGATGCGATGGCAAAACCCTCTTGCTCTGAAGAGCTAAGTCGGCTGAGTGGACCTTTATGTTTTCCACTTTCTGCTAGGTTTATCTCGGATTCAATCTCAGCAAGTTTTCCAAAGGCAGGCATAAGTTCATTAATATCTTTACCTGCTTTAATAGCAGAGCTTATGCTTCCAGCCACTTTTGTAACCATGCCAGCTAGAGCCAAAACCTCGATCATGTTAACGCTCCATCAGGCGGTCAATTTTTTCCTCAATGCGGTCAAACTTTGTCATAATTTGATTTAAAACCTGCGAGCTATCTAGTTTAGTAACATACTCTTTTGCAATTTCTTCACGAGTCTTATTCAAAAGAATCCGAACACGCCCCAGTTCGTCATGCTGATTCTTGGCCCACCATATGATGAAACCAAAACCAGCCGTTAAACCAACATTCCAGAGCGAAGCCATCTCCATTTATTTAGCACTCCCAGTAGCCGCCGCCTTTTGTTGCAGCACCCATCCCGCGAGATGTACCGCGCTTTAAAGACATAGGAATCTTAGCTTCCGCAGTCTTGCCATAAGGAATACGTCCCTGCTTATCAATCTGAGCGTAAGGAACCGCCTTCGGTGATGGACCCGCAGGGGCCCCGTTTACTCTTACTTTAGCCATTCTATTGTCCTCTTTGCTGTTTTAACAACTCGCGCTGCATTGCACTCTCAATCCGTTTGTCCGTCTGACCCTCTTGGCTCGCAAGCCGCTGCTGGAACTGCTGACCACGCATCTGCTGGTTCTGAGAATCAAGCTGTAACTTCGCCTGATCTACTTGTGCATCTGCCTGTTCTGACTGAGCCTTGATCTCTAGTTCCTTCTCCTTCAACTGTATCAAAGGATCCGGGCCTTCGCCAGATATTTGTCCGGAAAGCTCTTTCGCCTGCTGCATACCCTGCGCAACTAACTGTGCAACCATGCCCTGATACTGCATCTCCATCTGAGCCGGATCCCCACCTTGAGCCTGCGCCTGACCCATCTGAGCCATGGCCTGCTCCTCTGCCTGTATCTTAACATGTTCTAAAACGTGCTTCTGTAACGATACAGCAATAGCAGGCATCTGACCCATCATAGGACTAGAACCAAATACCAAGTGAGCCATAATGTGCGACTGATGATCCTGACCCGTAAACGCATGTAAACGCATCTGGTCTAACACATTGATGTTCTCTTGAGCAGGATCCGTGGGCCGCGGCTCGTTGTCCGGTAGAGACTGCATTAATCTATCAACATCGTTCACGCCCAGCGCTTCATACATATCACGGTAAACCTCGTGCATGTTATGTATCTCTGGAGCCTGTGTCGCTAACTGCAACTTAGTCTGAGCTAAAGCAATCCGCTGCGCCTGACTAAACACATTCGGATTAGAAACAGGAACCACGTCTACACGACCGTCAAAGTCTGACGCCATGACAGAAGCATCATCGCCCGCAACAGAATAAGGATACTCTTGAGGTAAACTTTCCGACATCACACGAGCAAGTATCTTAAACTCTACACGCATCGCATAATGTAAACGCTTGTGTACCGCGCTCATTACACGGGACCCTTGCTCCAACATAGCAATAGTAGTGCCAACCGCAGCACTCTGATCGCCGTCGCCAACCTTCATGTTCGTAATCGTGGCAAAACGCTGACCAGCATCTACAACAAAACCCAACAGATTAAATAACGTCTGATCCGGTCCCTTGAACGGTAAAGGCATTAAACTATCACGAATAGCACCCCCGGGAGCATCAACATCCCTAAATTCACCCGGCTGTAAAGGATCGTCGTCATCCCTGATCCGCAGTCCGCGGGCTTTGAATCCCGCTGGGAGATTAGATAATGTACCCGCATCAATCAACTGACGCAGTGAAGATGTTGCCGAACGAGCCAAACCACCGATTGTGTGGATTAAACCAAGCCCATAAAAACCAAATCCCGGCAAAAACTTGTAATGCACAAAGTAACTGATCTTCTTTTTCTTTTCGTCATCTTCCTCATAGTTACGGCGGATCGACAGTATCTGGCCGTTATCCTGAGAAATAGTTACGATGTAAGGAACCTTAATACCCGTAGACTCACCGTCTTCGCCAATATCCTCGTAACCATCTAAGTCCAGATCAACGTGGCACTCTAACAAAGTGCAGTCGTAATCAATCTGGCTAGGCTCATAACCGTCAATCCGGTCAATCTCATCACGAATACCCGTAATCTCGCCCTGAGACGGAATAACGTCAATGTCAAGATATACACCAGAAACCTGCTTCTTACGCAGATCGTTCAAATCCATACGCACAACCTGCGTAATGTTAGGACATGTATCTAAATCAGAAGTATCGTAAGGAACCACAAGATTTTCAGCAGGTACAAACTTACTTATCGCACGGCCCAAGTTCTCATCGTAGTAAATCTTCTTGAAAGTAGAACCCGCTAACGGTAAATAAAACAACATCTGATCCATGTCAGGAGTGTAATCCTCCATGACATTCGTAATGTAGTAATTCATAAACTGCTTTACACGATGCGCCTGATCCTGCTTCTCTCGCGTGTCTTTGCCCAGAACAACAGTCCGAACAGGACCACTAGAAGGCAGTAACTCGTTAAACGCCTGCGCCTGAAACTGCGTAGCAGCCTCGGCCAGTAATGGATGCGTCACGCCACTCGCGCCGCGGAACGGGGTCGACCGCTCCTCGTAATTAAAACCAAGAAGCTCTAAGCCATTCTTGTAAGTGTCTTCCCACTCTTGACGACTAGACTTGTTAGAATCAAACGCGCCAATCAAATCAGACGCAATGCGGCCTAACTCACGGTCCGGCATCTCTTCCGCCAAGTTGGCATAGAAGTTACCGTCTTCACCGCGCATGTCACCCGGATCAAAGTCAACAGTAACGTTGCCGTCATCGTCCTCCGTGATCTCAATCTCGGGAGCATCCGGATCAAGGTCCGCAGCCATTAAGTAAGGATCCGCGCCAGAATCAGGAAGTTCAATCTCTAATTCAGCACGTAAATCATCTTCGTCCAACTGACTTGGAACGTTAGTATCCATTAATCCGCCAATAGCCATAAGGCCCTCCGTCAATAATATACACGCACTCTAGCAGAAACTTCTTCGTCTTGCCAATCATCTGTTGGTAATTGTACAAAATTACCCTGCCGATAGCGCATTAATGCCTGTGTCATGCTGTCAACCAAGTCGTCATGCTCCCCATTTGGAAACGCAGCGACCTCCTCAATCAACTCATCTGCCCACACTTTGTCAGGGACCCAAACCATGCCAGCCTCAAACATAGGACTTACAGCATGCACCCGGCTGATCTTGTCATTACCACGACTAGGCGTGAAGTTAACTACAGGTATACCCACACTTCTAAGCTCCTGAGTCAACGGTAAACCACTCGCCTTCGCCTCAATAATTACCGTGTCAGGGTCCCAAAACTTGTATTCCTCAAAAGCTATAGCTTTCAATTCTGGAAAATCCCATCGCCCCTTTTTACTGTCTAACAAAATTAAATTAGGTCCGCTCCCGCCCTCGTTAGGATAAAACACCCCCCACGTTGTAATAGCAGAAAAATCCGCACTCTCACGCTTACTAAACGCAGTATCGTAACTCTGAATCACAAACTCTAACTGAGGAACAGTCTCACGCTCCCACTTCTTCCACCACTCGCGAGGAATAATAGCATTCTCCTCACCAGTAGGATTCTGCTGATACTGAGCATTCCACTTGCTCAAAGGTATAGATGCGCGGACCGCAGTCAAATCCTCCAAACTCCAAAACTCCGGCCAACACGGAGTCTCATCGTCAAAGATCGCAGGTAACTCAACAACCTCCCACTGATCCGCTAACGGATCCTTCGCCATCGCTCGCAATAACTGACCCGTCATGTCCTTCTCTGACCACCGAGTCTGTACCAAAACTATCGAACCACCCGGCTGTAAACGCTGACGAGGACCACCAGTGTACCAATCCCAAGCATCGTCAAACCCATGCGCACTCATCGCAGTCTGCTCCGAATGAGGGTCGTCAATGATTATTAAATCCCCACCACGACCCGCTAAGTTCGAACCAACACCAACAGCATAATACATTCCACCAGCACTCGTGTCCCACCGACCACTCGCCTTGCTGTCAGCAGCTAACTTAACGTCCGGGAAAACCGCACGGTACTCGTCAGCATCCAAAAGGTTCTTAGTCTTACGACCAAAGTTAACCGCCAACTCAGTCGTGTGCGTCGCCTGTATGATCTTCATTCGCGGATCGCGGCCCATCATCCACGCAGGGAACAAAAAGGATGCAAACTCACTCTTCGTGTGCCGCGGAGCCATGTTGATAATCAAACGCTTTAGTTCGCCGCTCGCGACGCGTTCAAGCTTGTCAGCAATTATTTTATGATGTCTTCCGGCGATAAACTCAGGCCACATAGTTTTTACAAAATCTAAAAAGTTTTCCTGACAACCTTCGTTCTTGGCTATCTGAGCGAGCCTCAATTCAAGCTTCAAAGCTTTCTCTTGCTGTGCCGGATTTAGGCTAACATTCATCGGGGGACCCTAACTGTTTATGGGATTATATGCTGCTTTATAAGATAGTTATAGCCCAAATGAAATTTTATGTAAATATTTGAGAGAAACATGGCCCTAGCCCCCGTCCCGTGGCCGTGGGGGTCGCGGCTCGAGGTTCGCGGTTTTTGGTGCTGTATCTGCGTTTTCTGACCCGATATGGAAGGGACCCGGGCCGTTTTTGCGGGCGTTGGATCGCGGCCCGCGGGCCTTGTGCTTATGATATGCGACATGGCGAAAACAGCGCGGCACCCAACACGTTGAAAACGCGCCATTATATTTTCCCAGGATAAGAGATTGTCAATCTATAGGATGCGACATCAGCGGACCGCGTTGCTGGATCCAATTGCCGCGGGCTGGGGACATCCAGCGCCATACGTTTGAGCTGGGGCCAAGGGGCGCGGCCCGCTCTGTTTAACTAATTTAAGCGCTGGACGTAAAAAAGGCCCGCTTGTGATGGCGGGCCTAGTTTTAGTTGTGTGTTGGGGTTTATTCGTGGCGGATGCCTTTGAACCGTCGGAACGCAATGGAGAACCGCAAAGCAGCAATAGACGGCGCGGGGGATACATCACGCCAAACCCAATACATAAAGTCAATCATGAGTGCGGGTATCCGTCCGGCTCAATGCCAAGATACATGCCGCACCATTGGACCATCACGCTATCGTCATATGTTGGTTCAACCGTGCGTCGGAAAGCCAAATAAGAAAGGTCTCGGGTGCTTCCGTGATCGTGTTGGCCATCAATCCACTTGCGCTTTAGCGTTTGGGTTTGGGGTTTTGTAAGTTTCATGATCAAACGTCCAGCGTAACTGTAGTGGCCCGCAAAACATCGCGGCAAATATCCTCAATATCGGAGGCGTGATCGCTCAAATTAAAATCAACCGCGTCTCGTATATCATCCTCATAATCGCCGATATCAAAACCACCCGCCGCAATCTCTTTTATTTCATCCTCATAAGCGGATATATCAAAATCTTGGGCATAAGAGGCCATTTCGTCCCTCACCATTGCTTTAATTGGATC